CATAGAACCCGTCGCCGCGCCGAAGATCGACCGTACCCAAGACGGTAGATTTGAATGTAAAAAAAGGAAATGTTCTTTTGAAGTGAAAACGAGCCATCGAACCGAATGATTATTTCAATTGGTAAAATTAAGCTAAAAAAACCAAATTGATTTTTTTAGTTTTTAACATTTGATGCACATTTACTTTTCTTTTTCAATAGCAATTTCTTATTCATTTTCATCTTCATTTTCACTTTCAGTAAATAGGATAACCAAATTGGTTATCTATTTGGTTAACTATATACATAAGTAAATGCTTACTTGATATGCCTGAATTCAGCAACCGAAGCGTATCGAATAGCATCCCAAAGGTGATTGAAGTCGTCGATCGGTTCGTCGAGCTGGATGCCGCCGACGGTACGCCATTTGTAGTTTTCCTGTTCTTTGCGCAGGTCGGGATTCTTGACCAGGTGCAGCCGGAAGCGTTTCAGAAAGTCGATACCGTAACGTATAGATCCTGGAAATTTCTTCGCCGCCAATACTTTTAATCCCTTGATTCGAAGATCCGATATCATTCCGCGTTCTGCTGAATCCGCCCAGACGTGATTCGTGCCGATGATCTTCTCCAAAGGTTCGGCCAGGATGTCAGCGTTCTCGGTTGGAGTGTAGAACATTGACTGAATAAACATATCCTTGCCTGATACGCCGACCTTAACGATCGCAGACGGTGAGGACGTGAATCCAAAGTCAAGGCCGTAAGCAACCTTATCGAGGTCGGTCGGAAACTCGTTGATCCATCGCACGTTTTTGAATACTACGCCTTCAGGCGAAGCACGCTTTCCAAGTCCGTAAACTTGCCACATATAATCGTCGGCGGTACCGTTCTCAATGTTCTCCGGCGTCGGCTCGTATGATAGGATTTTTTTAAGTTCCCATTTTGGCACCAAAGAATTGTCGAAGATAGTCGAATGAACGAACCGCACGTCGGGACGTTTGGCAAGTTCAAATATCCAATGATCCGACACGCGTGGGTTAAAGTCCATCATCCAGAACCTTTCGCAACGCTGTTCGATATTGTTGAATATTACCTTCGATACCGGCAATGCTTCATTAATCCAGAAGAAATCAGAACCGGCACCCTCAAATTTAGACGGTTGATCTGCACCGATCAGCGAGAACTTGTTACGGAAAAGTCTAAATGACGGCACCTCGCGAAACGCCTCAAAAGGTGAGAGAATGCCGAGTTCCGGCAATCGCTTATTGAAATCATTATGAAGCGTGGTCTTGAAGTTCGAGTAGGTTTCTTTTACCAGGTTGAACGTGAACGGCACGGTTTCCTCTTTGCAGAGCCAGAGAATAAAATCGATTATTCCAAACGTCTTACGCGATCGCGACCCGCCTTCAAGCACCACGCCGCGTATGTCAGGATTAAGATAGGCGTCAACTACATGAGCGAAATTCTTACTGATCTGCCTCTTTGGCTGCGTCGCGGATTTCATCAATAGGCGGGAATAATTCATCTAAGGTTTTGCGTCGATCGTCAATCCTGGCGTCGAATTCTTTCTTATCCGTAAGGCCGAGATCACGAGCGATAATGTTATGATTGAAGATTCCAACAGATGCGCCGGTAAACTTCTGATCATATACGACTTCCTCTATACGTGTAAGGATGTATAAAATATCTTTTGAATTATCACTCTCATCCCTTTTTAATCCAGCTTTGAAATTATGAATCCAATGTACTGAGGCATCACAATATAATGCAAATCCCTGTAATGTATAAGGCCGTCGCCGTTCGATCAGGACGTGATCTGCGTCTTTTCCGCGCACATCATCTTCGAGGATTGGATTACTATCGCACCACTTGAAATACTCGACTGCTGCCTCCCAAAGCAATTCAGATGTTTTGAATAGCTTATCGCGACCATGTTTCGACCGCAATTTCCAAAACTCATTACCTGGTGGTGCTGCCATAGTTTACAAATTTACTACATTTTCCCGAAAAGCGGTTAAATTGTTTTTAACATTTTATAACAAACGATAGTGAATCTGTACTGACACATTGTTTTTTTCATTGGTTCGATGGTTTTTCCAAGTAATACTTTCATAACTCTAATGTTAGTTGTTGAATATGTGTATTGAATCTCTTTTCCATAGCGTCAAAATAATCTTTGTCGATTTCCCATCCGTAGAAATCAAAACCACCATCATAACAAGCGATTCGGTTGCTTCCGCTTCCTAAGTGGGTATCGAGAATTTTATCACCTTCTTTTGCGTAGTTTTTAAGCAGCCATTTGTAAAGCGCGACTGGTTTTTGAGTTGGATGAAATCGGTCTTTATCGTAATTCGCCCCAAAATGATGTAATTCAAATTTGCGTATTTTTTTATCAAATGAAGTCCAAGCAAGTTCACAATCGGGCATATCGTTAGTGCCATTCATTTTGTCCCACACAATCCAGCACTTTGAACTATGTAGGTATTCAATAAAATAATTACCCCCGCAAACAATTTGATTTTGGCTTACCCTAAATAACTGTTCCCAGTATTCTTTAGTCGGGGTGTTTTTGTCCCAGTCTTTTTTATCATACTCTTTAGTGTTACGGCTAAAATATTTTTTTACATTGGCTGCATCTATTCCGTAAGGTGGGTCAACTATTGCTAATTCAAAGTAGTTATCAGGATAACGAGCCATCCCAATCATACAATCCTCATTATATACCTCACTAACAGCCATTATTTTTGGTTATGGTATTCATGATACCTGGATTTCGTGAATAACTGCGAAGTACGGATCGTGATTGCCGTCGGCAATGCAACGAATCAACTCGATCCCGTCGTATTGTTTGAGATAGGTTCGAAGCTGGCGGTCGCTTCCGGTAAAATGGTTGGTGTATTCAAATGCGCCGTCACGTTCGAGCGCGCCGTCTGCGTCGCAATACTTCCAAAGGATTGTAATATTTAGCTGGAAGATCATTTGTCGAGTATTTTGATTATTTCTAATGAATCTCTCGTGAGACGTTCCTTATATGCTTTCCGTATATTTTTGCCGTTACGTTCTGCATCAAGCGCAGCAAAAAATCCCTGCTTCCACCCACTACAATATGCAGTTATTGCAAGTTTGTCAACTCTGTCTTGATTTGATTCATAATTACATCCGACCAATAAAATCAGGAATAAAATAATTGCTATCTTTTTCATATCTCCATGTGTTTCGGTGAAATCATCAGTTCATCAAATATCGCGTCGATCTTCGTGCGCCACTGGGTATCGGAAGCATACAACCCCTTGATGACGGTACGCCCGTGAATGCCGCCGCAATGCGAGTTGAAGAACTTCAGCGATACGGACGATTCGCGCTTTCCCGTTACGATCTGCGCAACGTAGCAAGTAATTTGTCGCGCTCGCACGACTTCTTGCTTCGAAGTCTTGGTGTGCAGCAGATACGGGTCAACTTCCAGGTGCCGGCATACGACCTGCTCGACGTGATGTTCGTTGATCTGCGCTTCGAGATAACCGCGCAGTTCGTCCTGGAAATCTTCGAGGTTGATCACTTTTGTAAAATGATAACCGGATTCGATCATTACGTTGCGGAAAAGCAGCTGCGCTTGCGTCAGTTTATGATTCTTTTTTTTGAGCAGGAACCAGGCGCCGGACAATCCATTGCGAGGTACGGCCAGGAAAAGATTTGCGACGCCGGCCGACATCCCGATCATTTGCAGTTCGCGCGATAATGCGTTGCGGTTGCCGACGGTCGGTATCGCGACCAGTTTTGAACGTAGCTTCGGATATGCGCGCCGGAAATACAAAAGGCATCGCTTCTGAAATTCTGTACTTGATTGTTTTTTCATTTCGTTTTGGGATATTTGAAATTCAGGTTATCGTTCGAAATAAAACGAAACGATTCGTGTTTCATCAGTTGTACTTTACGCAGCTCGACCGGATTGTCTTTGAACATATTCCAGACGGCGACCTTCATGTACTTCTTACCGGTCGCTTTATTTACGATATCGTAACCGCGCAAGTCCATGTGAAAGTCTGCGAAAGGCGAATTTTTGATTCTGCTCGCTCGGAAGACGGTATGGTTTTTTTGTTTCATTTTGTCGGTCTTTTATAACTATAACTCGCCCACTTCTTGCCGTGCTTGTAGATCATTTTGGTTGTCGGATTGAACGGTACGATTCCGAAACGACCGTTTTTAATGTCATAGATCCGTGAAGCAAGGCGCATGCATCCGTACAAACGTAATGCCTGGATTGGTGTAATCGCGTGGCCGTTCAAAAGATGGCGTGCGATCTTGCGTGTTTGTGATTCTTTTGGTTTCATAATAAAGAGTTTTTATATTTTTTAATTGCGACCTTATAACATTCAATCGCTTGGTTAATTGTTATTCTCGGTGGTAGTCTCGTATTTGATGTCTTTTCAAGAAATTCCAATTCAACGATCCGCAACTCACCCTCTTCGCATTTTTTAAGTATTTTTTTCGTATAATATCCAGGCGTCTTTTTATTGCGCGTCGCCTCTTTCTTGGCTTCGACTTCTTCCGGTGTTAATTCCTTTTTCTTTTTCATAATTTATTTAATTTACTATTGTACACATGCAAGTTGTTTGCAAAATGATAATACATTCCGATTCCCATATTTAGTTTATTTGCAATACATTGTAGCAATTTACTCCAACAATATTGATCATTGCAAAATCCATACCAAAGATCGTTTGATCGCATCATTACGTTAATATTCAACTTTTCATTAATTACATAAAATTGAATAAAGTAAGTGCACGGAGTATCATACTTATATTGCAAATGATCTTTGGCATCAAATATTGTAAATCCAGCGCGTCGAGAATATTTATCTCGCTTTAATTCATTAATAACATATTCAAGTTGGTTATTTTTTTTCCAATGCCATCCGTAATTAGAGTTCACATTGCCACTTTTATCCATGTGATTTTTCCATATTTTAGCTTTTTTTGATATATCAATAGCACTCTTGTTTCCAGATAAGTACCATTGCCATTCATATTCAGCATACTCTTCACTCCATTTTCTTTTTTTATCAGATATTATATAATCGAGCGGATTTTCAATATAAAATCCTATATTAAAAATAGCTTTAGTATTTTGATAGTCAACACCTTCTTGAGAAATATAGCTATATAAATATATGAAAGCATTGCTAGCGTTACTAAATACCAGTGGATCCGAACCCATTTTTTCCTCTTTTTGTTTCATTAATATGAATATCTTTTATTTCAACCTCAATAATTGGGCAATATGGAAGTTTAAACAATATGAACTGAACTAATTTCTGCCCAGAATAAATATCAACTATATGATTAGAAGTATTAACTATAGATAAATGTACTTCTCCTTGATAGTCAGAATCAACAACGCAAGCAAGGACACTAAGACCAAATTTTGAGCTTATGCCACTTTTATTAAATGCTATCAAAACGCAATCTTTCGGCATTTCAACTATAATTCCCGATGGGATATTCAATAACTCACCTGGGAGCACTCTAATAGATTCACCATCTAAGTTAACAGCTCCTACATTCTTGTCTTGAAAGTCTCTTAGAAATGATTCTGTGAACCGCGGGATATAAAAATCAATCCCAGCTGATTGTTCTGTTCCTCGAGAAGGGGTTTCAACTTTTTTTATTTTACAAATTTTCATGCTTATACTAATTTTAACACCCAAAGGGTATTTCTTGATTGTTTTGGAAAAAATGGCGCCATAATATTACTAACAAGGTTTGAATCGTAATATTGTGTTAAATGATCAAACATTTTTTGTTGCCAATCATTTAATATTGGCTTATAATCTCTTATGGAAGCAAAGGTTCCAAATGAATTAATTACTTCAAATCCGTTATCTAAAATATTATATTCTAATTCTTCGTATGTAAATTCTTGAATGTCAACACCTCTACCATCGCCAGAATCAAAAGTATGATTTCCAGCTGCTCCAACTTTTTCATTATAGTTTGGCGTTGATATATAATAAGTTGCGTCTGCGCTTCCACATAACTTGAGGTTATTAAAAAAAATATTTATATTTTGTTTGCCAATATGCTCGATTACTTCAAAAGAGCAAACTTTGTCAGCATTAAAAATTGACAAGTCGATTGTTGGATTAACTAAATCTTGGGTAATAAATTCAGCCCATTCAATTTTTTTTAAGTGATTTTTTGCTACATTCTTTATGTCAATGCCAACATAAAAAGCTTGTTTGAATCTATTTCTATACAAAACCTCTAAGAGATTTCCAGTTCCACATCCAAAATCAACGATCTTTTCACCAATTTTTACTTCTTTAAGAATATGTGTCCACCTTAAATAATGTGCAAATTGATCGCGATGAAATATATGTCGATCAAATGTTTGGTCTGGTGATAACTGCGTTGTATTATAATTTTTCATTTCTTAAATCATTTAGTCGTGAGATATATGCAACTAAATCTAATAAATTATCTTCTTTGTGTGAATGTGATTCTCTTGATAATTTAACTGAAATCATTGCGATATAAATATCATCAGATGTAAATTTTTTATTCGATATTAATGATGCTATATTAGCAGCGATTTTCATACTTTGTTGATAATCACCATATTGGCGTTCTTTTTCTTCAGATCGCTCATACGCAATCTTATACGCTTTTTTAAGTATATTCATTTCTCACCCCAACGCTTTTTATGCTTGTAAATCATTTTCATCGTCGGCGTGAACGGCTCGATGCCGAAGCGGCCGTTTTTAATGTCGTTAATGCGCGAAGCTAATCGCATACATCCGTACA